AAAGTTAGTGAAAATACATCTGTCGCTATGCCAATCAAGAATATGGTTGGTATTATTATTGCAGTGTCTATGGGTATCTTCGCATATACTGAGATTACTGCTAGACTAACATCTCTTGAAACATCAAGAGAGCTTATGAATGCTGATTTACTTAAAGCTTCTGAGCAAACGACAGTTGATAAAGAACAATTTTTACTCTTGGAAGACCTTTACGAAACTGTAGAAAAACACCAAGAACTTTTAGACAAAAATATTCACAATCAAGTTATGCTTCAACATATTGAAAAAATGCTTGACAAGGCTTTAGAAGATATTGAAGGATTGAAAGATGCTTCAAGAGAAATGAAATATACAAATGGTACACACTAATGCAAGAAATTGTAATAGCACTTTTATTAATAGTTAATGGAGAGATTAAAGAGCATAGAATACAAGACTCTATGTCTGATTGCTTAAAAGGTAAAAGAGTTGCCTCAAGAGGTGCATCAAAAAATATAGAATATCAGTGCATTAAATCACTTGCTGAAACAGAAATATATATGGGTGAAAAATCAATTAAAGCATTAATATTAGAATGATAGATAAAATTATATACAGTTTTTTTGGTTTATTAGATAAGTTCTCTGAACACTTAGATAACGTATTCTTTCCAAAACCAAAGAAAAGAAAAAAGAAATGTAAAGATTGTAAGTGCGATTGTCATTGCAAAGACGATTTACATATTAACAACTTCGATCAAGAACTATGTAATTGTGAGGGGTGCAAACATTAAGGATTTTATGAGGTGTGGCTATGGAATATATACTGATAAAACTAGAATATTTGTGCAGAAAATTATATGCTTTTGTTTGGCGATGGCGAATAAGATTAACAATGAACTTGGAGAAAAAATATGTACGAAGAAGTAAAAGAAGAAATAAAGATTTGTGAAGGCTATGTGCCTAAGATTTACAAATGTAGTGAAGGCTTTGATACTATATTCTATGGACATAAGATAACACCTGAAGATCAATATGAGCATGGTGTTGAATATTCTAAAGAAGAAGGTGAACTTGTTTTTGAAAGAGATTTCCAAAGAACACTAGATGCAGCCGAAAGATTGATAGGAGAAAGATCAATTAACAACACTGCAAAGCAAGTAATTATTAATATGGTTTACCAAATTGGTGAAGGTGGTGTATCTAAATTTAAAAATATGTGGAAGGCTTTGGATAGAGAAGATTATGGTGAAGCTAGTTTTCAAATGATGGATTCTCTTTGGGCAAAACAAACTCCTAACAGAGCAAAAAAACTAGCAGAAAAAATGAGAGGTGCATAATGTGGTTAAATCTAGCAGCTAAATTAGTACCAGGTATGATTAAAACTGGTATGTCTATTGCAGCCAATAGAAGAAAAACAAAAGAATTAGAATCAGTAGCTGAATTAAAAATGGCTGAACGTATGGCAGCAGGAGAAGTAGAATTTAAAAAAGCTGTAATTGATAGTCATAAAGGAGATTGGAAAGACGAATTTTGCCTCATCCTTATTTCGATCCCTTTGCTTTTATTGGCTTGGTCAGTATTTAGTGATGATCCTGACATACAACAAAAGATAGATATTTTTTTTGATAAGTTTTCTAACCTTCCAGTTTTTTATCAAGCATTGGTGGTGGGAGCTTTTAGTACGATACTTGGTATAAAAGGTGTTTCTACATTTAAAAAAAAATAAATGTCTGACATAGATTTGATTAATGAATATAAGGATCAGGTAAGAATCCTTAAACAAGAGGTTGCAGAATTGCAAGACGCAGGTAAGTCTAAAGATTCTGCTAACAAAAGATGTTTGCAAAAACTAGAGCATTCTCAACAAGACTTACTAGATGCAAATAAAAAAATAACTGAACTTGAGGATCAATTAAAAAAAGTAAAAGATAAAGAATGAATTTTGTATTAAATTTAATAATGTGTTCTGCTATAACAAATAGTTGTTTACCACCTTACAGATACCCAGATTTATTTGTAGATGGTTATTCTTGTATGGTAGCTGGTAACTATGAATCAATAGCAAAACTTGAAGAAATTGGTTATGAGGATGTCAATAAAAACAAAATATTTATTAAGTTTTTGTGTACTGAAGAAGCTGTAGTTCCTCCAAAAAAACCAAAGACTATGACATAATGTATTGCGTTGTATGGAAAAATAATAGCGATTTACATACAATGTTTACCAATACAATTTTTGAAACTGAGAAAAAAGCTATAGAATTTAAAGACAAACAAAAGTCTATGCGTAAAAAACATGATTGCAGAGTTGTCGAATATGAATATAAATACTTTAATGGGGTAAAATTAGATGGCGATAGATAAGTCAAAAATGAAGTGTAATAAACCTAAGAGGCAAATCTCAGGTGGCAAAAAGTTTGTCGTTAAGGCTTGTAAAGGTGGCAAAGAAAAGATAATTAGATATGGGGATGCAAATATGACTATTAAAAAGTCTAACCCTGCAAGACGAAAGAGTTTTAGAGCTAGGCACAGATGTGCTACTGCTAAAGATGTGTTCAGTGCTAGATACTGGTCATGTAAAAAATGGTAAAAGGAGAAAACTATGTATATGAAAAAGAAAAAAAAGAAAAAAACTAAAAAGAAAAATAAGAAAAAAAAGTATTAACAATTAGGAGTAACTGCTAGTCAGTTGGGAATGTTGGAGGGTTATATATTATGCCTAAAGGTAAAAATAAAAAGTACAGTAAAAAACAAATGAAGATTGCTAGAATGGCTGCACCATTTGATAAGATAACAGGTGCAGATTTCAAAGCACTTAAGAAAAAGAAAAAGAGAAAAGTATGATGAAAACAGTTAAAGCACCAAAAGGATTTCATTGGATGAAAAAAGGTAACTCTTACAAACTTATGAAAGGAACATATAAACCTCATAAGGGTGCAGTAAAAGTTGCTAAGTTTGCTGTTCAAAAAAGACATAGTGCATGAGGCAAGTTATTCTTGATGCACTAGAAAAAAGATATGAAGCTCAGATCGCTGAAGCTGAGGCGACATTAAAAATTTATTTAGAAAACAGTGTAGGGATTGGTGAGCATCCTCAGCACATAGACGAATCAGATAAGCTGATTGAAAAGATTGCTCATGCAGAAGAAAAACTACAAATACTAAAGGAGTTCAAAGATGGCTAAATTATGTGCAAGAGGTAAGGCAGCAGCTAAAAGAAAGTTTAAGGTATATCCTTCTGCTTATGCTAATATGTATGCCTCTGGTGTATGCTCAGGTAAGATAACTCCTGGTGGCAAGAAGAAAAAAAAGAAAGCTAAGAAAAGAAAAAGATAATGGCTAAAAAAGGATTAAGGTCATGGGTTAGAGAGAACTGGGTAGATATTGCTAATCCTAGATCCGATGGTTCTTTTCCTAAATGTGGTCGTTCAGGTAAAGAGAAAAGAAGAAACTATCCTAAGTGTGTACCACTAGCCAAAGCAAGAGCAATGAGTCCTTCTCAAAGGAGAGCTGCGGTATCAAGAAAAAAGAAAGCTGAAAGAAAGTCAAGAAAAGGTAAGAAACCTAACTATGCCAAAACCTAAGAAAAAGACTTGGGTTAAATCAAAACAAATAATCGTTGACGTAGGAATTTGTCGTTACTGTAAAAAGGACATGACGAACCAAGATAGCTTTGTTTCTTTTTATGGAGGTGGTCATGCTCATTGGCAGTGTATGAAAGAGGACTCCGATAAACCTAAGTCTAACTTTGATTGGTAATTAACTTTCGTAAAATTTTATTGCATCTTGCAAATAATTTTCATCTAAATCGTTTCGCCAAAAATAATGATCGAACTGAGGTTGGATATAGTTTTTAATTACTTTTGCATCGTTGCTTAACTGCATTAAGTTTTGTCTTACTTTACATCTTTGAATAATTTTAGGAATTCTTTTTTCTATGTTTTCAGGTTTTAGTTCTTCACAATTACCTGCATGAAATACTTTGAAACTTTCTTCATTTATATAACAAAGATACACAGGCACTTTGAATACTGACCAATAAAAATCTACTTGCAATAAATGAAATGGATCAGGTTTGTCTTCAGGTAACTTTGAGGTAAACCAAGACCTAGTGCCATCTTTTTTAATCTTACCCTTTCTAGGAAACTTGCATTTATCCTCAATAATTAACGTATCTCCTTTTAAATCTATATATCCATGCACAGGAATATTAACACCATCGAACCATCTAAATGCTTCTATCTCTGGTTTACAAGTATCAAAACCTTTTATTGTTTGATGAGCTGCATGACCATTAGCAATCATTTTAGGTATGATTGTTTTGTAATGCTCAAACTCATCATACTCATTAGTTGTTGGATTTATTTTTTTAATTTTTTCTAATACAGGAACAAACATTATTTCTGCAATCTTTCATATTCTTTTTGAAATGCAGTATTAAATTGTTCAGCAATAATATTTGTTTCTTGCCAATCATCTAAAAAATAACTCAATGGTTTTTTTAGAAATTTACTTATCTTAATTAGATTAACTATAGGTATTCGGTTTTCACCTTTCTCATATTTACCTATTTGTTGAAATGTAGTTTTAAGTGCGGTTGCAACTTTAGTTTGGCTTATAAAACTTTCCTTACCAGTAAACTCATTTATCTTAGTTCGTCTTGCAAGTCTAAGTTTCTTTCCAAGTTCAATATAAAATTGATTGTCTTCTTCTAGGTTTTTTTTCGCTTTAGGTGATAATCTCATTTTTTTCCTTCCTTTAATTTAGAGTATAGAATCCCTTAAGTATTAATGCAACTTTTCCTATATACTCAATTAAGTATATAAAAATCTAGCATC